GTAGATGTTGCTAAAGGTCGTGGTCAAGACTATTCTACATTTAATATTATTGATATATCAACTACTCCATTCAAACAAGTTGCTTGTTATAGAAGTAATATGATTTCACCTATTCTTTTCCCAGATATTATTCACAAATGGGCAAAGAGATATAATGAAGCATATGTCATTATTGAATCAAATGATGCTGGTTCTGTAGTTGCTAACGGTCTTTACTATGATATTGAATATGAGAATATGCATGTGGAGTCTATGATTAAAGCAGGTGCAATTGGTATGACTATGAATCGTAAAGTCAAACGTATTGGTTGCTCTAATCTCAAGGACTTGATTGAAGAAAAGAGACTACATATTGTTGATTTAGATACAATTAGTGAGTGTTCTACTTTTGAAGCAAGACGTGATTCCTTTGAAGCGTCTGATGGCAACCATGATGACTTGGTAATGAACTTGGTGATGTTTGCATGGTATGTTGGCAGTGAAGCATTTGCTAATCAAACAGACGTAACAATGAAGCAATTACTATATGAAGAAAAGATGAAAGCAATTGAAGATGAAATTGTGCCTGTAGGTATTATTGATGATGGTATAGAAAGAGAAGAAAGAGAAGTATCAGGTGGGGATGTTTGGGTCTCATACCCCACAGAAATGTTCTAAAATCAGATATTTATAAATAATATTATTGTTTTGAATGTTCTTATCATGGGTAACTTATTATTAACTCAAACGAAAAAAGGAAGACACAATGGCATTCTTCACGCCTTCTCAGTCTCCAGCCGTAGTAACCACTGAGATTGACCTCACGGGTGTTGTCCCTAACGTTGGCACATCGACGGGTGTGTTCGTAGGCAACTTCCGCTGGGGTCCGGTTGATAAACCAACCGCTGTCGATAATGAAGCAAGAATTGTTACATTATTCGGCGCACCTGACACAAATAACTCAGTAGATTTCCATACTGCTGCATACTTTAGTAAATACTCCAGTGAAATGTTCTTGGTTCGTGTTACAGACTCTAATGCAGGTAATGCATACGATTCTAATGGAACAAGAAGTTCTCTGACTGGAAGTAGTATTGTAAAAAACAGAGAAAACTTTGACGACCAAATTACCTCGTTAAATGTTGGAACTGATTCTGCTCATTCCTTTGTTGCAAAGTATCCGGGTGATCTTGGTAACAGTCTCTCTATTGAACTGTGTCCATTTGACTTAGGTGACTCTGCATTTGATAACTGGGATCATAACTTAAAGTTTGACGCAGCTCCGGGAACCTCTGCATATGCATCTGGCAAAAACGCTTCTAATGATGAAGTGCATGTTGCAATTGTAGACAAAGGTGGTAAGTTTAGTGGCACTAAAGGTGAAGTTCTCGAAACTTTCCCATTCCTGTCTCTTGCCGCTGATGCTAAAAACGCAGATGGTTCATCCAATTACATTGCAGATGTGCTTAACAACCAATCCAGATATGTTTGGTTAGTAAATGCTGCTAACATTGACTCTGATTACAGAGAAGCTGGTGCTGGTACAGACGTAGCAGATTCCGGTGATGACTTTGCTCTTACTAATAACATTGCTACTAAGACGGTAAGCCTTTCTGGTGGTGTTGATGTTTCCAGTCTTTCTACTGGTGACATTACTAGTGGGTATAACTTGGTTGATGATGTGGATACCTATCAGGTAGACTTCCTGATTGCTCCGCCGACAACAGGTTCTACAGCACAAGACACTACTGACCACACAACTATTATTAACAATCTTGTTACAACTGCTGCTGTAACTCGCAAAGATTGTGTAGTAGTTGCTTCTCCACCAAAGAGAGCTGTTTTGGATACAGTTACTCCTGTAGAAGACACAGTAAGTTTTGCTAGTGGACTGACAAAAAGTTCTTACCTGTTCTTAGATAACAACTACCTCAAGGTATTTGATAAGTATAATGATGAGTATATCAACATTCCAGCAAACTCTTCGACTGCTGGTTTAATGGCTCAGACTGACCTTAATCAAGCTCCTTGGTTCTCTCCTGCTGGTGTTCGTCGTGGCACCTACTTTGGAGTAACTTCTCTTGCACATGCCCCAAATAAGGCACAAAGAGATACACTCTATAGAGCAGGTGTAAACCCAATCACTAACTTACCGGGTCAAGGTATCACACTCTTTGGTGACAAGACAATGTTGAACAGACCTTCTGCATTTGACAGAATCAACGTTCGTCGCCTGTTCCTTACTCTTGAAAGAGCGGTTTCTCGTGCTGCACGTTCTGTGCTGTTTGAATTCAACGATGAATTTACCAGAGCAGAATTTGTCAACATTGTAGAACCTTTCCTGAGAGAAGTAAAGGGTCGCCGTGGTATCACTGACTTCCGTGTGGTTTGTGACGAAACAAACAATACACCTGAAATCATTGATCGCAATGAATTCATTGCTACTATTTTCATTAAACCTGCACGTTCTATTAACTTCATTACTCTGAATTTTGTTGCTACTAGAACTGGTGTAGACTTTGATGAAGTAGTCGGTCTGTCATTCTAAACCGCTTAACTAAGGAGATATAAAAGATGGCTATTCTTGGAGTTGATGACTTCAAAGCAAAACTGAAAGGTGGCGGTGCTAGACCTAATCTATTCAAAGCAACGATCAACTTTCCGGGTTATGCAAATGGAGATGTAGAACTCACATCATTCATGTGTCGGGCAGCTCAGTTGCCCGGTTCCATTATGTCAGAAATCATTGTTCCGTTCCGTGGACGTGAACTGAAGATTGCTGGTGACAGAACATTTGATGTTTGGACACCAACAATTATCAATGACACTGACTTCAATGTCCGTAATGCTATGGAACGTTGGATGAATGGAATCAATGCTCACTCTGCAAACACTGGTCTGAATACTCCTATTGATTATCAAGCAGACTTGGTTGTAGAGCAGCTTGACAGAGATGGTTCTACTCTTAAAACCTACAACTTTAGAGGTTGTTTCCCAACTAACATTGACCCTATTGATCTGGCATACGATCCTGCTGCTGCGATTGAAGAGTTTAGTGTTACGTTCCAAGTTCAGTATTGGGAATCTGACACAACTAGTTAATATAACTATAAATAATGGGTGGGGGATAGAATCCACTGTCCCCCATTACTTTTATTCGGAGAAAGCATTTTGGCACAGGAAGATACCAATAGTTTAAAAGTCTTTGGTTTTGAGATTAAAAGAGCGACTGGTAAAAAAGACAAAGAACAGTTACCTTCTATTGTACCACCATTGGATGATGATGGTGCTGGATATGTTACAGCATCAGGCAGTTACTATGGTTCTTATGTGGACCTTAGTGGTGAACAAGCAAAAGACGATAAAGACTTAATTAAAAAGTATAGAAATTTAGCAGAACATCCTGAAGTAGATGCTGCTATTGAAGACATTGTAAATGAAGCAATCTCTGGAGAAGATGAGATTGTTGATATTAATTTAGATAATGTAGAAACTTCTGATTCTATCAAGAAGCAGATTAAAGAAGAGTTTGGAAATATTTCAGCAATGCTGAACTTTAAAAATTATGGTCATGATATTTTCCGCAGGTATTATATTGACGGAAGACTTTATCACCATTTAGTAGTAGACCCTAAGAGTCCGAAGGCAGGTATTCAAGAAGTTAGACCTATTGATGCTACTAAAATTCGTAAAGTAAAAGAAGTCAAAAAAGAAAAAGACCCTATTACTGGTGCAAATATTGTTAAAAAGGTAGATGAATATTACATCTATAGTGAAGACAAAGCAGCTACGCATAGTATTCAAACAAGTGGTGGTTCAAGAGCAACTTCTGCTGTTAAGTTATCACCAGACTCTGTAAGCTATGTTACTAGCGGACTGCTAGATGCAGACAAAAAGAAAGTAGTATCTTATCTTCACAAAGCAATGAAACCTATTAATCAGTTGCGCATGATGGAAGATGCTCTGGTTATCTACAGACTTTCCCGTGCGCCTGAAAGACGTATCTTTTATATTGATGTAGGTAACTTGCCTAGAGGTAAAGCAGAACAATACCTCAAAGATATTATGGCACGATATAGAAATAAACTTGTATATGATGCAAATACAGGTGACCTTAAAAATGACTCTAAACATATGTCAATGCTGGAAGACTTTTGGTTGCCGAGACGTGAAGGTGGTAGAGGCACTGAAATTTCTACACTCCCCGGTGGTCAAAACTTAGGTGAGATTGATGATATTCTATATTTTCAAAAGAAAGTTTATAAGTCTTTAAATGTTCCTGTAGGTCGTATTAATCCTGAAGAACAACCCGGCGGATTGCTTGGTAGAAGTTCCGAAATCACTAGAGATGAATTTAAGTTCCAAAAGTTTATTGAAAGACTTAGAGTTAGATTCTCTGAATTATTTACAAACATTCTGAAAAAGCAACTGATACTCAAAGGCATTGTCACTGAAGAAGATTGGGATAAATGGAAGAATAATATTGTCATCGACTTTATCACAGACAACTACTTTACAGAACTTAAAGATTCTGAAATTCTTAGAGAGCGTTTGAATATGTTAAGAGAGATGGAACCATACCTTGGCACCTTCTACTCTAAAGAATGGACTCAAAAGAATGTGTTGATGTTATCAGATGATGACATTAAAACAATGGCAGATCAGATTGATAAAGAAAAGAAATCTGGTGAAATTGAAGAACCTGAACCTGAAAACTAAATTATTATAAATAATATTACGAAATTTTATTGAGGCAAAATAAATGACTGAAATTG